TCCATCCATCTATCCCAGAACAGGGCAGAGGCTCTTGAAGTGGCTGGATCTCGGCGGATGGTGTCCGATGCTCCTGGGCCTGGGCTTATTGCTCCTCGCCTGATATCTGGGTTGTTGGGATGTGGCAGTTACGGAGACGAAGTTGCAGCTCTCGCGCATGACGTGATGAACATCGACCTAATGCCCTGGCAAAAATTGGCAATTTCAGGCCAACTTGAACACGATGAGAACGGGGATCTAGTCCGTCGGCGTTCTCTGGTTTCGGTTGCTCGGCAGAACGGCAAGACCGTCGCGCTTAAGGCTTTTATCTTGTGGGCCTTGGTTAAGGAACCGATCCGACGTGGCAAGCCAGTCCTCGTGATCTCTACCGCTCACCAGTTGGATCTTGCTGTGGAGATCTTTGAGCAACTTGCTCCACTCCTCGAGGCGAAGTTTGGCGCTAAGGCTTACTGGTCATACGGTCGTAACGAGGTCGTCATGCCGGACGAGTCACGTTGGCTCGTTCAAGCTGCAACCCCGAAAGCGTTCCACGGTTTCTCGCCGACGTACATCGTCGCCGACGAAGTCTGGAACATCTCCGCCGACGTTCTCTTCAATGGCGCGCTCCCATCTCAGCGCGCAATGCAGTCACCCTTGCTGTCGTGCTGGAGCACCGCTGGCACCGAAGACTCACACGCAATGCTGAAACTCAGAGAAGAAGCACTCCGCGCTATTGACGAAAAGAAGTTCTCTAAATTGTTTTTCGCCGAGTGGAGCGTTCCGCCAGGCGTTGACCCAATGGTCGAAAAGGGATATTGGGCGATGGCGAACCCAGCGATCGGCTACACCTTGGATCCCGAGATCTTGGTTGATGAGTCCGAGCAGGTGGACAAAGCGGCCTTCATGAGAGCGTCCTTGAACTTGTGGATCTCGAGCGCTAATTCGTGGTTGAACCCTGGGGTCTTTGACAAATTGACCACGACTTCCATGCCTGAGGGGGGCGTCCTCAGCGTTGACAGTTCAATCGATGAGTCTCTCTACTGTGGGGTACGCGCACAGCTTAACGATGAGGGACAGATCGCAGTGACTGTGGAGTTTGTGACAGACACCCTCGGCGCTTGCTGGGAGAAAGTGCATGAGTCCGCCAAGACTTGCCGACAGATCGCGCTCACGCCTTCGCTATTCCAGATGGCCCCGATGGATCTTGACAAGAAAAAAATAGACGTCGGCTATGGGGAATTGGTTACCCATACGAGCACGATCCGTCAGCTCATCAACGAGGGTCGCCTTGTGCATACCGGCGAGCAAATGCTTCTCGAGCACGTCAACAGGGCGGTCGGCGTCAAGACACAGTCTGGGTACACGATTAGCAGCCAGAAGAGCAGCGGCCCGATCACAATGGCGAGGTGCATGATCTTTGCAGCTGCACTCGTAGCCAAGCCGACCCAAAAGGCAAGAGCAGCCATCGCTTTCGGTAGGTGATCACTTTCTATCTTTTTCCGTGGTGCTTGCTTTTGTTACACTCTGGGTAGAGACTCCAGGTGATGCCTCTCTTCGGTAAAAAGATCACCGCGCCAGCGTATAACTCCGCCCCACTAGGAGCTGCTTCTGGCGCGTCGCAGATAGGCCAGTTTTATTCTTACACCGTAGGGGCGTTCGAAGAAGCTGCACTATCTGTACCCACCATCACTCGCGCGGTTTCGCTGCTGTCGACGGTGGTGGGAACCCTCGACATGAAATCCTACGTCCTCCAATGGAACGGCGAAGAGTACGAAAAAATCTACGTGGAGGGCGAGTCGTGGATGACACGGCCCGACCCTAAGGTCACTCGTAATTTCATCATGGCAAAAACCGCAAAGGATCTTATCCTCTACGGTCGTGCTTTCTGGGCGGTGACCTCGCGCTACAGCACAGGCTTTCCTGCTACTTTCCAATGGCTCCCAGCGAACCTCGTTCAAAGCCCGAACAATGCTCCGCCAGAATGGTTCGGCCCAGCCGATCAACTTGAGTTCAACGGAATGCCACTTGACACGAGCAACGTGATCCAGTTCCTTAACGGCAACCTCGGCGTCGTTTATTCGGGCCGTCGCGCTATACAGATCTCGCTCAAACTGGATCAGTCAGCAGAGCGGTTCGCCTCAAATGAAATCGCAGCCGGTTATCTTCAGCAAAAAGGCGGAGAGCCCATGTCAGGCGAAGAGCTCGGAGAGATGGCTGCAGCCTGGGCCGCTAATCGTCGCTCCAATGCGATCGGCGCTCTCAATGAGTTCGTGACCTTCCAATCCTTTGACCAAGACCCGAGCAAACTACAGCTCGTAGAGGGACGCGAGTATCAGACAAAAGAACTGTCTCGCCTCATGGACATTCCTGCCTACTTGCTCGCCATTGACCAAAGTGGAATGACTTACTCGAACGCACAGCAGGCTCGACAAGACTTGATCCTTTTTGGGGCGCGCCCATTGCTTCACGCCATAGAGGAACGGCTGTCTATGGACGACGTACTTCCTCGAGGACGCCATTGCCAGTTCGATCTCGAGGAATACATCGGTCTCTACGCTCCAGACATGGCAGAGCCAGTTATGCAAGAGCCAGAAGTTAACCCACTCTCCGACACGAACAACCTGGAGTAATCATGATCCATTTTCACGCAGACATAGATCTCATTATCGCCGAAGCAGGCGACGAGAACCGCCCAGCGCGTATCGCCGGTATTGCCGTCCCCTGGGATGTTGTCGCCACTGTTTCAGGAGGTCAGCGCGTCAAGTTTCTACGAGGCGCGTTTGACCTAAATCAGAAAGCAGCAAAACTGCTGGAAAACCACGACATGAGCCAATTACGCGGAGTCGTTAATGCTCTCGCCGACTCCGATGCTGGGCTCGAGTTCGAAGCAACACTGGCGGACACTCGCGCTTCAAAGGACGCCGTCGCCTTGCTCAAGGCTGGCGCGTATGACTCGGTAAGCGTCGGCGCAAACCCAGTTCAGTTCAAGTTCGACAAAGGCGGAGTGATGGTTGTGTCTAAGGCACAGCTCATCGAACTCTCCCTCGTTGCTGTTCCAGCATTTGCTGAAGCAGTAATAACAGAAATCGCAGCCTCGGCCGATCCTGAGGAAAGCGAAAAAGAAGAAGAAACCCTAGACACCCCTGAGGAGGAAACAGTGTCAGAAGCAATCAAGGCCGAGTCAGCAGAGTCGGCAACAATCCCCACAAGTCCAATCGTTTACGCAACAGCGCGACAAAACTTTTCGTTGCCATCGGCAGCCGAATATATGTGCAAGTTTGTTGCTGGCGGTAGCGAGTTCGCAGAGTTCAACTCTCGCATCCATGCAGCCGCGCCAAACGTGGTAACGAACGACCTGCCAGGCATCCTGCCAGTTCCCATCGTGCAACCGATCTACAACAACTTTGTCGCTAACTATCGTCCGCTTATTACAGCGATGGGCGTTCGCCAAATGCCACAAAGCGGAAAAGTTTTCATCCGTCCAAAAGTCACCACGAACACAACTATTGGTGCAAGCAACGGAGAACTCGTAGCACTGGATCAAGGAACTTTCGTAGTTGACGACATCCAAATCACAAAGGCCCTCTACGGCGGTTTCGTAAAATTGTCAGAAGAAAGCCTCGACATGACTTCACCTGAAGTACTTGGAGCATTGCTTGATGACATGGCACGCGTTTACGCAAACGCAACAGACATCGCAGCCTGCACCACCTTTGAAGCAGGCGTTACCCAGACTGAAGCTTTTGCAAACGCATCAGACCCAGCCGACTGGGTGTCATTCATTTACAACTCAGCAGAGCAAATCTTGACGAACAGCAACGGCAACTTGCCCAACGTGCTTGTAATGTCTCCATCGTTCTACGCGTTGCTTGGAGCATTGACGGACGGATCGAACCGTCCACTCTTCCCAAATGTCGGGCCACAGAACGCTTTTGGCACAACTGCAGCGAGCAACTTCAACGGCAACGCTTTCGGCCTGAACCTTGTGGTAGATCGCAACATCAACAACCAGGTTTACGTCGGCGACTCCACTGGCTTTGAGTGCTGGGAACAGCAACGCGGAGCAGTATCGGTTGATCTCGCAGACGGCGCTCTCGGTCGTGTCATCAAGTTCCGCGGCTACTTCAGCGCGGTAATGATGGACGCCACCAAGTTCGTCAAGCGCGTTCCCTGATCCTTAGCCCCACTCGAGAAAGTTTGCACCATGGCAGTATTCGCAGTCACTCACCACCAGCGACTAAACGACTACGCCGTGGTGCAGACCCTCGAGGACACGGACATCGGCATCGGTCAAAGCATTATTCTTGCAGGCTTAGGCCACGGCTTGAACGGCACTCATACCGTCTATGCCGTCAACCCTTACTATTTTGAAGGCGTTGATGACGAAGGCGATCTGCTTTTTAACTACGACGTTTACATCGGAAACCAGATTATTTTCTACGATGCCGGAACAGATCTGGAACGTGGTGCAGCGATCCCGACTGGGACGCTCACTTGGACTCAGACTTGTACGTGGATCGTTGCGAACGACGTTCTTGCCTGGCTCGGAATTAGTGTCGCTACCGCAAACGACACAGCCTTCGTTGGCTCATGCACGGATGCAGCTAACGCGTTCGCGTTTAGGCGTCGGAAGGAAGCAGGTTATTTTGACTCGCTTACTACCGTGCCAGGCGCGGACGTCAAATTGGGTACGACAATGGTGGCGGGTTCGTTATATCGTGAAAGAGGGAGCGTGGACTCCTTTTCTAGTTTTGAAGCGATGAACATTCCTGGCACAGTCGGCTCGATGGGACAGATCAACCGTCTACTAGGCGTTAATCGGAGTCAAGTCGCATGAGTGCCTCAGGCATCTTCGCAAGCGCCCAGAGCACCCTTGTAGCGTCGCTCACGGGACTTGGGCTGGCAGTTGTTACCGATGCGCGCAACGCTAGACCGATGACAGTCTTTGTCGAGCCACCCACGTTCACCTGTTTTAACAGCAACATCGCCGAAATTACTTTCGGAGTGAGGATCCTCGCAGCGCCCCCAGGCAACAGCGACGCTAGCGACTACCTCATCACTACAGCCGATACGATCATGAACAGCGCAATCTCTCTCATCTCGGGGAGTCCTTCTGTCACGACAATCGGATCACAAGATATCCCCTCATACGATCTAGTCGTTCGTGTGGGAACCT